ACAGCAAAAGCACATGAGCATCTCCGCTTACTAGTTGAAAATCTGAATCGTCGTGGTACCGGTTGGAAAGTCGGTGATTGCATCGAAGGAACAGAGAAAGTAATCAATTACAGTCATACCTATATCCTTGACGCTCTCAATCAGTTGGCAGAGTTGTACGAGACAGAATGGCAGATCACTGAAGAAACTGTAGATGGAAAGCAGATAAAAACAGTTCATCTACGTAAAGTTGAATACAACAAGGATAATCCTTTGAAGTTGTCTTACGGGAAAGGCCATGGGTTCAAAGTTGGCGTAGGTCGGGAATCTGGCGACATTCCTCCTGAAATAATCCTCGTGGAGACCACGGACCGCAATATTGACTATTCAACATACGGAGCTAAGAATTTATTGCTTCCTAAGTCTAAAACTCTAGTTTACGAAGGCCGTACATATAAGACAGACGCAGACGGAACTTGTGTTATGCGTGTAGATAAAGAGCTTACTACCGCTAAGGAAGATAGCTTGGATTGTACTGAAATCTATCCCTCGCGTGTCGGTACCGTCAGTGTCGTTTTTGAAGTCAATAAGGAGAATAATTTCTATGATTTTGTAGACGAAGATATCCCAAAAGAGTTGAATTTTGAAGATTGTCTCATAGCAGGTGAAAACATGACTGTTATCTTCCAAACCGGTATGCTCACCGGGAAAGAGTTCGAGGTGAAGTATATTCATGAGGAAAAGGATAAGAAAGCGGGACGTCGCTTTGAAATTGTTCCGCAGGAAATCGACGGCATTACTATGCCTGAACCGGAAGTCTGGCGACCTAAAGCTGGTGATACATACGCAGTGTTCGGAATTCAGTTACCGAATGCTTATATCTGCAACGATACAACGCAGACCGGTGCCAGCTGGGAAGTATTCAAAGAAGCTGCCAAATACCTGTACGAGCATGAAGATAGGAAGTTCACATTTACCGGCACGCTCGATGGAATTTGGGCTAAAAAACGCTGGTTGCAGATTGGTGGTAAAATTAAACTAGGCGGTTACGTAGACTTTTCCGACACACAATTTCATCCAGAAGGTTCCCTTATCCGGATGATCGGAATCAAACGTTTTGTGAATAATCCGTATTCTCCCGAAATTGAACTTTCTAACGAACCGGTAAGCACATCTGTTTCAAGTGATCTGAATAAGATTGAGACAAACGAGGTAACGGTCGATAGTAAATACAAAGATGCTTTGCAGTTTACTAAGAGACGGTTCCGGGACGCAAAGGAAACGATGTCGATGCTGGAAGATGCATTGTTGAATTTCTCTGGATCTGTCAATCCGATAACTGTTTCAACTATGCAACTGCTTGTAGGTGATGAAAGTTTGCAGTTCCGGTTTGTGAACTCAAAAACAAATCCGGCACAAGTATCTCACAATATTACTTATAATGCCAGCACAAGAATACTGAATGCTCCAGCAGGAATCATCCAGCATTTGACACTCGGTATTAATACTCTTTCTTCTTCTCACAAGGCAAATGAATATAAATACTGGGATTTAGTTGAATACAATTCTCCAGCACTCATTGACCCTGCAAAGAAGTTTTATCTATATGCTAAATGTAGCAATGAGAATCAAACTGGTACGTTTCTTCTAAACGAAACAGCTATTAAGATGGAGGGCATAGCAGGATATTATCACTTCCTAGTCGGTGTCCTCAACAGCGAGTATGAAGGTGATCGCAGTTTTGTTGAACTGTATGGATTTACGGAGATTCTGCCGGGACGGATAACTACTGAACAGATAATTTCCCCGGATGGGGAGACGTATTTCAATTTGGTAAAAGGTGAAATAGGCGGAAATATTCAAATTAAAACCGGATCGTCCGGATTGGAAAATCTGTCTGAATGGGAAGCAGCTCACAAAGAAATTGAAGATGCTGGTAAAGCAGCAGAACAGGCCAATAATGCAGTAGAAGGGCTTCATGGTTATGTAGATGGAGTATTTGCCGATGGTATTATTACGGAGGCCGAAGCGAAAGCTATTGAAAAGTATATCAATACGATTAATAATGCAAAGGCGGCGATTGAAGCTACCTATAACAAGCTATACACTAATGTGTATTTATCCGGGTCTGCCAAAACGGGTTTATTAAATGCTAAAGTTACCCTTATGGGGTGTATTTCAGACCTGATAAATGCAATTAATACAGCTATTGACGATGGACTTACAACACCGGAAGAGAAACAAAACGTTGATGCCAATTTTGCCTATTTCAATAGTGCCTATGCTGACTTTAATACAGCCGTAGAATCTGCAAATAGAGCTATTCAGGATAAGTTAAAGGAGTTCTCGGATGCTGCTATGAAAGAAGCATTGCAAGCCTTACAAGACGCAGAAGATGCCGGCAAAGCAGCGGAACAGGCAAACAGCGCAGTTAGTGGTTTGCACGACTATGTGGACGGAGCATTTGCTGACGGCATTATCACAGAAGCAGAGGCTTTAGCCATTGAGAAGTATCTAAATACAGTCAAAAATACAAGGGCAGCCGTCGAAGCTACCTATAACAAACTGTACGCAAATTCATACCTAGAAGGTGAAGCGAAAACAGGTTTGCTGAATGCCAAAATATCCCTATTTGGCGCTATTGACAATCTTATTGCTGCAATTAATGTAGCTATCAATGACGGGCAGACAACCGTTGAGGAGAAGAGGAATGTAGATGATAAGTTTGCCCTGTTTAATTCTTCCTTGGCTAGTTTCAATACAGCGGTTGAAGTTGCGAATAAAGCTATTCAGGATAAATTGAAAGACTATTCAGATCAGTGCTTCGCTGAATTGAAAGTTCTCAATACTCAAATCTCCGCACAGGTGACGCGGGTCGATAGCTTAACGCAGAGGATAGATACTGCTGGATGGATTACCACGGCCGATGGAAATAAAATTTATGCTTCTAAAGAGCTGGAAAATGGCAATACGCTTATATCTTATATCAACCAGGCGGCAGGTGAAACGACTATTCACTCTTCAAAGATTAACCTAGAAGGTGCTGTTACAATCACCGCACTACATAGTGACCTGCAGACAGTGATTAACTCCAAGATTGACAGGGACGGATTAGGTAAGTTGGCATTTGAGGATGCGGTTGAATATGCGAAATTAGGCACTACCATTGTGGTAGGCGGTTACCTAAATACTGAATTGATAAAAGTCCGTAGAATTGATGCAGATTCCGGTTTCATAGGTGGTTTTACCATCGAGGGTGGTCGTCTTGTGTGGACACGTTCTGATTATTTCGGAGGGACATCAAGAAGTTTAAAGCTTGGTTCAGGAACTGCAAAGGAAGGTGTTATTAATGTGACTTTTAATGCTGCAACTGATGGTAAATTTGGAGTTTGTGCAGTAGGAGCAACAGCTGGAGGAAGTGCGGCCATCTATGGTTCTTCTAAATCAAATCCTACATATCCGAGCAATTACATTTATGCTGGATATTTTGATGGGAATGTAGAAGTATTAGGTGATGTTTCTGCAAACGGATTTTACCCAAGGGATGGTAATGGTAATTCATTATCTGTATTGTCCGATGTATGGATTACTAATCTGGACTCTCCAGGAAAGATCTACAAGCAAAAAATACGTATAATAAAAGGTATGGTAGTAGAAATGACAAATACATAAAATTGTAATGAAAGTAAATTTAAACAGAAACTTGCTTGACTTTAGAGGTCGGGAGTTTATTGAATTAGTGAATGGGAAAGAAAGTAAGAAATCTGTCCGTGATTTGGTTGCAGAGGCATTATTTGCAGCTGGTTCTAATCCACAGAAGAATATGGAAACTTCCAAGAAGTTACGAGCATATAAAATGCTACAACAGATTATTAGCAATCGTGGAGTACTTGATATTGAGACAGAAGATGCTGCTCTTTTAAAAGAGATTTGTGGAGAATATCTCACTGCAGGTACATACGGACAAATTTATGATTTAATAGAAGGAGGAAACAAAGAATGAACATTACAGCAACTAACAGCACCGCTTCAACTAAGGTTACGGATGCTATCATGGTTAAATACAGAATGTCAACTCGTGGTACAGAAGCGGTAAAAGATATTACTGCCGAGATTGTCAAGGATGAAACGGTAGCCGGATTCTTCAATGCATCACGAAATGGAGTAACCGGCTTCTCGCTGCATGAGGATCATGGGCTAACCTCTGGCGAAGTGAAACAAGTGTTTCAGACAGCTATCGATGATTGTAGCGAAGTCTTTAAATAAAGTATTAATATTTTAGATAAATGATTATGGATTATTTCAAAAACTTACTTATTGGATTGATTACCGGTATAGCTGCTTATCTTAATCCCATCTCTGGAGAGATCAAAAGCCTTATTGCAGTATTTGCTCTTAATTTCATCTGTGGGCTGCTTACTGCGCTACTTATCAATCATGAAAGCTTTTCTTTCAAAAAAGCTTGGAGATGTATTGTAGAAGCAACTATTTTCTTTGCCTTGGTTAGTTGCATCTACTTTATTGGTGAACACAAAGGTAATCCGGAAGGTGCGCTACAATGCGTCTCATTTATTACGTACAGCGTATTCTATTTTTACGGGGTAAATATTCTAAGGAATATCAAAGAGATTTTACCTAACTCTAGCAATGGCTATAAGGTAGTAGCTTTCTTGCACTATGTACTAAGTGTCGAGTTTATAAAGAATATCCCTTATCTAACGAACTACTTACAAAAAGGAGGTGCAAAATGAAGACTATTGATACAATTATTATCCACTGCTCGGCCACACGTGCCGGGCAGGACTTACGTGCAAAGGACATTGACCGGATGCACAAACAAAGAGGCTTTAGTCAGATCGGTTATAACTTCGTCATTGACCTTGACGGAATGGTTGAGAATGGGCGGCCGTTAAGCATCGACGGAGCGCATTGTAATACCAAAGGATTTTCAGAGTTTTCGTATAATAAGCATAGTGTTGGCATCTGTTATATCGGAGGCTTGGACGCATCTGGAAAGCCTGCTGATACACGTACTCCGGCTCAAAAAGCTAGTTTGCGTGAGCTGGTAGCAAAGTTATGTAAGGAGTATGATATTGTCGAGGTTCTCGGACATCGTGATAC